ACGGAATTACCTGCGGGTATTGATGGTGGCACTGTACAGTGTGCTCATGAAGTTCCAAATTCTCACGATGCATTTTTCTCATTTGCACGAGAGAACCAGATCCATTTTCCACGAGAATATTTGTCGTACATTCGTATCGCAGATGTTCCGTTGGACATCGAGGTTTTCCTTGACCTTAAAGCTATGATTAAGCACCTTCACTGTTACAAGTGTTCTGCTAAACGTCATCGCAAAATTCACCATTTTATTGTTTCTCCGAAACAGTATCGTACTACCATGAAATACATTAGTATTAATAGAATCTACAGCCATCTCGGGTGTGGTTTCTTTGACGAAACACCGGAAGAATCAGCAAAATTACTGCCAAAATTGACAGGTGATGCAGCGAAAAAGGTCAAGACAATCAAGATTAAGCTCAATGGCACAAAGAAAAGCCGATTGAGAGCCCGACGCGCTATGATTGAAAGTAGGCGTCACATGAAATTTTCAGGCGAGAGCCATACTGTTCCTGAACCAAAACCCGAACGTGATTTTGTTTACGAGTGGGAGTTGGTTACACATCATTCTGATAAGAAGCAGGAGGCTCATCGTTATGAAATGAATAAGCGATACAAAAAACGACTTGCAAAAATGGCAATGAAAAGTTCTGCGTCGCTTAAAAATCCCCGCAAACGAAATTGGGCAGATTTATACACCGAAGATATTGCTTCTGATAGCGGTACATCTGGTGGTGAAGCACAGATTGGTTTTCCATCTATGCCCACTTTCAACGTTAAACACGAAATACCTTCCGAAATTTCTCTTTCAAAAGAAACATTGTCTCAACTTGTTGAGCTTGCCAGAAATTTACCTCGAGAGGTGAATGTTGGTAAAGAAACTTTGGATAGTATAGATCGTATTGGGGAATTGATCCCAGATAACGTTAAGATTGATGACGCAACTCTGAAAGGACTTCAACAAATCGGAGAATCTCTTCCTAGAGAATTCAACCTTGGTGAAAGAACACTGAGAGGTCTCGAGCGTGTCGGAGAATCTATTCCTGATAATATCAAGATTGAGGAAACGACTCTGAAAGGACTTCAACGTGTTGGACAGTCCATACCCAGAGAATTCAACATTGGTAACAAAACACTGAAAGGCCTTAAAGCTGTAGGTGATTCGATACCAACAGAATTTCGTGTCGGTCCTGACACACTCGAACAGCTGAGTAAGCTAATCGATAATGGGATAAACATCAAGCATGAAATTTCCTTAGGTGCTGGAGCTGAGCAAACTATTTTCTCAACAAAGAAATTTTTGTTCAAACTAGTACTACTATGTTTTCAGTTACGTTCTGGAATGGATAGGACGCAAAAGATGTTAGCAGTTGCTGCATTCTTTGCTGATTACCTTGATCCAGTTTGGGTTATACGCCTTAAAGACAGCCTCGGAGCACTTTGGTCGACGCAAGTTCCTACAGACCATGGAGGTTCCACAGTTGGAGTATATGGCGGTACTACTCAAGTTGACGTAGATGAAGGAGATGTTAGGAATATATTTCATGCTTTTTCTGCTTCAATATCCAGTGCAATATTTGGATCGGATCTTCAACTCAAGCAAACTGCTGCAAGAATTGATGCCTTCACCAAAATTGCTCGCGGAATGAACAATCTTTCAGATTGGCTTTTTAAGTTAGTCAAACTGTTGATGGAATATTTCTGCGAAGATGCTGATGATCTCTTGTATAAGGATTATTATGCCTACTGTGCTGAAGCAGGAAAAGTCCTATCGTATGATTTGGCAGAGATGAATAAGCGCAACCCACAAAAACTGGTAGGTGAATTACAAAAGTTATATTCGACTGGTATTTCTCTTATCAATGACAGTGCTCACCGCAATGTTCCTCGTAAGATAACTGCTGCCTTACAGATACTTCACCGAGATGTTACTGGTAAACTGAGAGCGTTAGCTCCTGCAATGTTTAACGGTAAATACCGGTGTCCACCTTTCTCCATTTTTCTACATGGAGCACCTGCTTGTGGCAAAACTTCGGCTATACCGGATATTGCACGAGCAATTTACGATAGGGTTAATCGTGGTATCAACACATTTGATCCATCCAAAGAAATGTTTGCTCCTACTTGTGGGAGTGACTTCTGGGAAGGTTACCACAATCAACGAGTAGTAATTCTCGATGATGTTGGTCAGATCCGGGAGGAAAAAGCATATCTCGATGAGATTACAAAAGTGTTTACACTAGTCAACTCTTCTCCTCTAGCATTAAATATGGCTACATTGGAGTTGAAAGGTCAAGTGCAATTCACTTCTGACATGTTATTTGCCACGTCAAATAAACCACCGGCTGCTGAAATGAAGGCATTAATGTCGTCTCCCGAAGCCTACATCTCACGTTTTGCTATTATAGCTCATGTTACAACACCAAGAGCTACGGTAGAAAATCGATTCGATCAAATGCGATTCGATGTGACGTGCAATGATAGGGGTCGTGGAGTTTTTCAAGAGCCAATAGGTGAAGAACCCATGGATTTTACAGACTTCTGTGATGCCGCAGCCGCTCGGTATATAATCTTCAAAAAAGATTTTGAGCGTGCTTGCGAATCTTTCGAATCTGAGATAACCGCCACACGAGAAACTAAGAAATCAAAATTCGCCCACATTAACGAACATTGGTTTCCTGAACCAACACCTTTGGTTAATGCTTATGATGAAATACCTTCTACTGGTATTAATGGTGGTGAAACTCAAATGGATCCGAATAGTGCAGAGTACCGAGAAGTTATGAGATCAGTTCATGAATTTGACTGTTCTATCCCTGAAACACATGCCCCTGTCCTTACTGAAGAGGAAGGTGAACGAATTATCAATGACATTAAAGAGGCGACTTTTTATGATCTTGACGGTGAACCTCCACTTGCAAATGACGAAGATACTGAATTCCGAGGAGTTAGGTTTGAAACCAAAGCTACTCCTTGGTATAATGACTTGATAGGTAGGGCAATGCGTGAGGGTGATATGTTTTTCACACTTCCGGTAGCTCAATTACAGGTGCAACGACTTGTAGATTTGTTGGATGGGGCTGTGGAATGGGTAAAAAGAAAACACCCATATCTCACAACCTGTTTATACATTGCAAGCAATGTTGTTGCACTATTAGGTGTAATCTACTTGGGTTACAGGCTGTTTAAAGGTACAGCAAAGAAATGTGGTTTCTACCGACCAAAAAAGAAACGCATTGAAAGTCCTAGTGAGAGTGAACCTCCCTCTGATCGAGAAATTGATACGGAAGGTTGCACATTACCGCTGGAACAAATCGATTCAATCGATATGGTCAGAGCAGCAAAAAAGAAGAGTGACAAGAAGTCTGAGTCGTTTTATAACGATCAAGAAACTAAACGTCACAAAAAACCTGCTAAAGCTGTCAAATTGTCTGAGGGTCCTAAAATTAAATTTAAGGTCAAGAAGAATCTACCAGTTGAGCAGGAGGTGGTTGAAGTTGAAAAACCCATCAAGCCTGAAAGTTCTGAAATCATCACTTTTGAGGAGTACCAGAAACGGAAACAACTCACAACTGTAAGTGAAGGAGCTGAAAGTAGTTGGGTAGATGACGAACCACCAGGGTATTTGACACCAATATCTGAATGTCTAATGGAAAAAGTGACTGATTCCACACCAGTTCGCTTAATCAAGCGAATTCCTGATGTGGAAAAGTTACTGTCAGACACAGAAGCAGTAGCTGAGGCTTCAATAGATCCACTGACTATTTCTTTCATGCGTAGTACGCTTGTGAAAAATAGAGTGGCTATTTACTCTGCTGCTGATTCACCAACACCAACTATTGGTGGTCTGTTCATCAGTGATCAGATAATGGTTTTGCCATACCATTATTTTTCTGCCACGAATCAAACACATTTCTACATCCAAACCAATTTGGCGATGGATAAAGGAGTGCGTTTGAAAGTTGACATCAACGATAAGCGCACAAAAAGCATTGAAGATCCAAGTAAGGATATTGTTTGGGTATCTGTTCCCAACATCCATTCTTTCAGGGATATCTCCAAGCATTTTGTTAGTGAGCGAAAACTCACAAACCTCAAGACACTGTTCTATAGTGCTTCAGCTTGTACGCAATTTGCAACCAATTTACCTGGTATTTTGAATTGCACAAAGATGCGTCATATCACTAAAGAGCATGGTCCCATCTCTTACTACTTACCTGATAAATCCAAGGGATTTCACATTATTGATGGATGGCAATACTCAGCAGAGACGCTTCCTGGAGATTGTGGTTCCCCAGTTTGTTTGCACTCTAATAATAGTGCATCCATATTGGGTTTCCACGTCTCGGGTACAGCGCAAGGTCAAGGTTACTGTAATTCCATGTCCCAGGATTATGTCATAAAGAAAGTGAAGGAATTGAGAGGTTGCTTTGTGCAGTCTATCTGCGGAGATGTCGTTGTTGATGCCGGGAAAGGGATAATCACTCTTGATGATAATACAGATTATCTTGGTGAAGTTCCTTCACCCGACCAATTTCGCAATCCAAGTAAAACTGCAATTGCTCCATCGCCGTTTAATGGCAAACTCAGATGGGAACCAACGACTAAACCTGCACATTTGACACGATTTGTTAAAGATGGTGAGGTTGTAAACCCAATGAGGAAAGCTATTGCCAAGCAATTTGAGCCGGCGATACCTTTTGATCCTGATATTCTGGAAATGGCAAAGTCTGACTTCCAAGATCTCGTTCTCTCTCAAAGTTCTAAATACAAATTTCAACAAAACAAAATTCTTGATGAGTATGTTAATTTGAATGGTATAGATGGAGATGAGTATATGAGTGGAATGAATTTGCGTACATCACCAGGTTACCCCTACACAAAACACAAATTGTTTGATTCCGACGAGCGTAAGAATAAATTTGGATTTTTGGAAGAGGTATCTGAGGATCGTTTTATGCTAAAACCTGAAATACGTGAAATAATTGAAGAAAAAGAAGCTGCAATGATGCAAGGTATAATTCCACCTTTTGTGTGGACTGATAACTCCAAAGATGAGCGTCTACCTATTGACAAAGTCGATGATGGTAAAGTTCGTGTCTTTAATTGTGGTCCTTTGGATTTAAATTTTCTTACACGTAAATATTTCTCGTTTTTTATCGCACACTGTATGCACAACAACACCAGTGAAGTTTCATGTGGTATTGATGCTCATTCAGCTGCTTGGCATGTATTGTATAAGAGAGTGACTAAACACGGAAAAGACCGTATTATCGCTGGTGATTATTCTAGTTATGATAAACGTTTGCCTTTTGATGTGATTATGAAACTACTTGATGTTATACAAGCTTTTTATAATGATGAATTTTACATGATACGTCGATCTATTTTTATTGCTACTTTTAATGCTGTACATTTATGTGGTCGTTCATTGTATAGGTGTTTCAGAGGGAATCCTTCTGGTACTCCTTTGACTACCATTGTAAATTGTTGTGTCAATGCAATGTTGTTTAGATATGCGTATATGTACATGGCTATTGAGCGTGATTTATCTCCATATGATTTTCGTCGACATGTAGAATTTGCTTCTTTTGGTGATGATAATTTATCGGGAGTATGCGTTTCTGTGCCATGGTTTAATGCACTTTCATTTAAAAATGTTATGTCCAAGTACAATATTGATTATACGTCTAGTTGCAAAGGTCTGATTACAGTTGAGTATGAGTCTATAGATGATGTTACATATCTTAAACGGTCCTTTGTGTTGCGTGATGGATGGATGTATGCACCTCTTGCTAAGGCCTCTATACATGAGATGATGCAGTGGTGTAAACCTTCCAACATTGAAATGTCTGAAATCATGCAATCTACGTTTAATTCTTTTTGTACTGAGATTATGCATTATGGACGTAATGAGTACGACGATTACGTCGATCATGTTATGAGTGTAGTGTCTGAATTGGATAGTGGTATCGAGTTAACTCGAAATGACTACCAAACACTCCTCAAACGAATGATACAACAGTCGTATTAATTGTGATATCCGCATTCAGGTAAAGTGCCAATTACTTGGATTGCGTTCACAGGGTGGAGACTCAACACTCTTGGTACATGCAGTTGACCGTTTAAGGTTACGGCCATTGCATTATTTACAGCCTTACTGACTCTAATACAGAATCAAATTCAGCCCCAGCAGTAGCTGCAAATACTGTTGAACAACTACACGGAGATGAAACTGAGCAATCAGTGCGTTTTGCGGA